GCTGCTCTTGGCTGCTCTTGGCTGCTCTTGGCTGCTCTTGGCTACCCAAGCTGTTGATTTTGCTAGGGTTTCTTGGAGACTTGACAGCACACGCCAAGATGTGGCAGTGTGTCGTCTCGGTCGAACAGTTCGAGCGTTGCAAGCTATTGTTTTGACTACGCTTGTCTTTATTTTTCGACCATGCTTGACTTTTTTGCGCTAATGGAGTCTCATTGAATTTCTAATGGAGTCTCATTGAATTTCTAATGGAGTCTCATTGAATTTCTAATGGAGTCTCATTGAATTTCTAATGGAGTCTCATTGAATTTCTAATGGAGCTAATAAAATGAATGAAGTCGTGATGGCATTACTTATATCTGCTGGAATAGTAACAGGATTAGTTATAGGTAATTTATTTGAAAACTATTATCAAGAACAACTGTTGCTATTGGAGTTATGTAAATGAATTATGTATATCAAGTCGCTACATCTGCGATACAATCCTTAAAGATAACTAAAAGGGGTTTATAAAATGAACCAGTTTATTTTACTGCGATATTGTGGGCATATGATTGAACAATGGGAATGTATTAACATGTTTGATAGCAAAGAAGGTGCAATTAAGCATATGAAGTTAGGTTTAGATGAAGATTGGGAAGATGCGCGGGGCTGGAAATGGGAAAGCTACGCAACAATAGAAAATAACAAAGTAATACATTCGGAAAGTAAAGAAGTTTGGTCGGCGTATAAAATAATTGAAATTGAATTACCAACAATGGAGATTGAAAATGAAACAAGTATCCAAAGATAAATTTTTCAAGGAACTTGTGAATGCTAAAAGTGAGTTGACTGTGGAATTTAGAGATAATGTGTTGTTTCCAGAAAAAACTATGTGTGTTGTAGTTTATCGAACAGAACAGAATAAAGCGTATGCTGTATCTGTGTACCCCAAATCTTTGAAAGTAGCATATTACATCTTTTGAAAGTTTAATAGAGGATTTAAAATGTTTAATATAACTACAAAAGAAATACACAATAGCGACAAGCTACAGCAAACCGCAAAGGTCTGGGCATATGACAACTTAGATTACTTAAATGAATCTATGAAGTTATTTGGTACTGGTACTAAAACGGAAATGGGTTCTGCTAAATTTAATACTTACATCATGTATCTGCAACCGGCAGATAAGGTAGCAATGAAAACTTTATGTAGTGGCGCTGATGCATCTGGATGTAAGCGTGATTGTTTAATTTCGAGTGGTCAGCTAGGTATGACGCCAGCTCAAAATGCCACAACAAAAAAGACTATTTTATATTTACTCAGAAACAATTGGTTTAATCAGCAATTACTTATTGAAATAGATAGTGCAGAGCGAAAAGCGAAACGTGATAACCTACCTGCACTCTTTAGATTAAATGGTACAAGTGATATAGACTTTGAGTATATTATAGCGCAACGACCGAACTCAATGTTCTATGATTATACTAAAGTATTAAGTAGGCTACGCAAAAATGTTCAAACAAATTATGATTTAACTTTTAGTGGTTCTATGTATACCAAGCAATCGAAGAACGCATTACGCAAGGCACTACAACGTGATTATAGAATTGCAATGGCATTTAATACAAAGAATTTGAAGGATGATGGCTTGCAATTGCCTCCAAATATATTATCCTTTGATGAGAATGACCTGAGACATCTCGACCCAAGCGATTTATTAGGTAGTTTAAAACGTAAAGGTTCAAATAAAGCTCAGAGACGACAAGAAAATTTGATTTCTAATTCTTTCTTTGTTACTCTGGCAAACTTAAAAGAGTTTCATGACATAATGAAGAGGAATTAAAATGCAACTTATACCTAAAACTAAGAAGGGCGAAGAACGCTGCAAGCGCGACGGGGATACAGGTTGGTCAATTATACAAGTAACAAATGCTGTATTTTTTTCAAATGAAGTTGGTCCTTGGTGGCGTATATGGAATGGTAATCTCAACACTTCTCGCTGGGTACACTCAACAAACGATGATGATTTTAAATTGATAACTACTAAAGGAGATTAATTAAAAATGAAAAAGCAAGTAGGGAGTCCAGAGATTCTAAAGAAATCTCATTCACATAAATCTAAAAAGGATTATTCACGTAAGGACAAAGCTAATCTACTGAAACAAATAAAAAATAGTTTCTTAAAACCTTTTAAAGAACTTTAAAAACTTATTAAATTCTTTATATATTAAAGAGTTACAAAGATTCTTTAAGGTTCTTTAGAGTTCTTTAAGGTTCTTTAAGGTTCTTTAAGGTTCTTTAAGGTTCTTTAAGGTTCTTTAGAGTTCTTTAGAGTTCTTTAGAGTTCTTGTTGTTTTTTTTATAAAGAAACTCTAAAGAGTTTTGAAAAAAACTATAGCATATTTTTAAATGGCTGTCAATACCTACTTTAATATTCGCCAAGGGGTTGACAAGCGGTTCCGGGGTGTGTTAGGCTGTTTGCAATCGTCGTTGAAGGGCGGTTTTATTTTAACTAACGGAGATACAAAATGCTACATACATTGAATAGTAACTTTGAAGCAGTCCAAGGGCTACGTGAAAATGGCTATGGAGATGCGGATTTTAACGTGAAGAAAGCTAAGGTGATATATCAGATTGAGGATTCTAAATCTGTACGGCTGTTCGCAGGTCCACGGATAGGACAATTCACTCCATTCTCAAATGATATAGATGGCACACTGAGAAGTTACAACTCCAAAGAAGTTTATTATCGTGAGGATACAGGCGAACCTATCGCAATTCATGGGCTACGTTATAAACCTATTCAATATCCTACGATGATAGATAAAACTAGGGACATGATTGAGCGTTGTAACCTCGACGCTACAGGTATTCAAGAAAGAATATCTGTATCTCCCAACGGAGGTATGTGTCTTGTCGAATACACACTACCCTGTAAGAAATACTTAACACCTGATGGAGACACAGGTAATATTAAGGTCATGGCGCTATCAAGTTTCAATGGAGTGTGGAGTTTTATTCTATCCTTGGGTTTTCATCAGGCAGCATGTCTGAATTCACAAATATTTATACGAAACCCTGCCTCCATTTACAAATCTCGACACACAAACAAACTTGATATAGACTTAGGTGTATCGGTGTTAGGCAAGGCAGCAAATATCATTGAAGATGAAATAGAGTTATGGCATGAGCTATACAATACTCCTGCGGCAGGACGGTTAGTGTTAGAAATATTTGCAAACGTAGCGAACTACAAGGATGATGTTCAAGATATTAGCTGGGGCGATAACATAACTAATCGTACTCTGAAATATTTGATGGATAAGTATCATAATCATTACGCACCACAAATGGGACCGAACTTGTGGTCAGTTTATAATACAATTACAGACTGGTCTACTCACGCACCATCATCGTCTAAAAATAAAATAGCTTTGATGCAACGCAGAACTGACAAGGCAAGTGAAGTAATGAATAACTTCCTACTAGCGGCTTAACTACAAAGGGTAACATGATGAAAAAGTTTATGAAGAAGCAATCGTTTCTACTCTTCTTAGCAATTACTAAACGCTCAACAAGAGCAGGTTTAATTTGCAGAAGAATTTATAATTCACTAACTTAAATAATTTTGACCTGAGCATGTCAATAAAAGGCTCTTTTTTAAAAGGATAAAAAATGATTTTACAGACATCACAAGAACGATATGGAGAAGGATGCGGATTTATTTTTGAATGGAACACAAACTGTATTGATGTGTATTTATCGCACACTCCCCGACTACATTTTAATATAGCGAAGAAGGATATACGATTAGCTTTTCTATTTCTGAATGTAGAACTCACATTATGTTAATGTTAGGCACCAAATTGAGAGCACGTCTACTTGTACTTCAAGTAACTGTCAAAATTATGGTGATAAAACTATGTAGTTATATTAGGAGATACCTAAAATGGTAGAGGTTGCCGACTTTATGACCGTAACCACGCTCCCTATTGTAGTTCAGGGTTTACAGGCTTGTGGAGTCGAAGAGGTTCACGAGCGTATTCTTGATATGCTTAACCTACTAGCGGTTGATTTGTATCCAAAACACTTTATCGATACGACTGCAACCAACCTATCATCTTCGTGGGCGCAGTGGTCATCTTGTGTTACACAATATATAGTAGAGTCCAAATGAATATTTTTTATCTAGATTCAAGCGCTGTTGAAAGTGCTAAGCTGCATTGTGACAAGCACGTAGTGAAGATGATTGTAGAGTATGCACAGCTACTCAGCACAACACATCGTGTACTTGATGGTGAGATGTACATAGACAGTTCAAGTGGCCGCAAAATTAAAAGATGGCAACATCCTGATGCTGACTTTGAGGACAATTTGTACAAGGCTTGTTTTGTTAAACACCCGAGTGCTATATGGGTGCGAGAGTCACCTTGGAATTATAACTGGCTTCAACTTTTGTGGCATCACCTATGTGAGGAGTACACTTATAGATACGACAAAGACCACGCAACTTATATAAAGCTAGCTCGATATTTAGAAATCTTACCAAGGAATTTGTCGTTTTCGAACGACGCAACAGTAGTTCCGCAATGTATGCCGGACGATGTGAAGTCAGAGAATCCTGTTGACGGCTACCGTAATTATTATTCACAATATAAGAAAGACTTTGCAAGATGGACCAACCGACCAACCCCAGAATTTATGAAGGTGACAATGAAATGAGTGATGAATATCAAAATTTAGAAAACGACATACTTATCGACAAGGTATTCCAAAAGAATGACGAACTCACTGTAGAGAATGATAACTTTATCGATGAACTCCCTGCTTCAGAGTTTGAAAAACTAATATCGAAGAGTCTAATGGCTCGTCAGAGATACGTTCAGCGCTTAGTGAACATTCAAAAAGAAAAGTATAGAGAATTATCAATCGAAGCCTTTGGAGAAACTAAATGAATACACAAGTTCGCACTACAATCAGACCGTCATCACATGTCACAGGAGTATCATGGTGTAACACTCGCAACTCTTGGTTGGCACGTGACGGTCAGAGGTTTCTGGGCCGGTTTGTAACGTTCCAGGATGCAGCAACGAAAGTTATTTTGAACAAAGTCGTACAAAGTTATTTTGAACAAAGTCATATGCGGAGACCACAATGACAAAGGAAAAAGAACGGTTACTTCTTGATGATTATTGGGCAAAGATGTTTGCACTACATATAGGTTGTCCATGCCCTAACAAAGTAGTTAAAGAAAAATTCATAGGTTTTGTTTTGATGAATCGAAAAAGTGATACAAAACTAACTGAAGAATTTGTTTTTAATCAACTGCCAAACTTTTTAAATTACTTAGCTGAAATTTAGCTTGACACACAAACCCGACCGTGCTATGCTGTCGGGGTTCACTCACAAAAAGGAGACGCATAATGATGATAGAAGGTATTGCAAATTGGGCTTCAATCACACAACCTAATACTAGGTTTGAACCAAAATACTGCATCGACGTGGTGCTGACTGATGATAAGGCTCAAGAACTTAAGGATGAAGGATACACAATTAAAGATAAATCTGATGGGCCTACCATTACTATCAATCGTAAGGTTAACGGGCCGAATGGAAGGATTCGCGAAGCCCCTGAGTTGGTGGATGCTCAGAAAAATACTCTGAATTGTTTGGTAGGTAATGGTTCTAAGGTTAAGGTATTAGTACGGGCTTGGGAAATGAACCGAAATGGTCAAGACTTCAAGGGCTTGGAACTTTTAGCTGTACAGGTAGTGAAACTAGTACCTTACGAACCACAAGCCAGTGATTCGTTTGATATTATCGAAGATGATGAAGAGGAGGTGGGTGAACTTTGAATAAGGAAATAAATAAAATTACCTATGAAAACGAAGGAGTAAAGTACGATACTACTAAATTTAGTAGCGATGGTAAGACTTTTTTAAGTTACATGGTAGATATAAATCAGGAGATAGCGACGTGCAAGCGGCGTGTAGATATACTACAAGCAGCGAGCATTACCTTCAATAGTAAATTGAAAGAGCATCTCACAGATGATATGGCAGTAGTAGATACTGCTGAAGTTGATGATATGTATACATGAGGTAGAAAATAACTAACCTGCACCGACGACCTGAGCAAGTCCAAAAACTGCTTTTAGTTTCTTTTTTAAAAAGGAGAAATCAAAGTGGCCTTTGTTAAATACCATCAGCCGTGTCCACTCTGCGGTTCGAGTGATGCGGCAAGTATCAACGACGACGGTAGTGCTTATTGTTTTTCATGTGATAAAAGAGTTGGTGACTACGCAAATCTAACTGAAGGTAACTCAATCAACAACAACGTAGAAGAATTTAAAGTGAAGCAAACAAATTCAATCAACGAAATTGAAGGCAGCTTCGTACAGTTAACTGACCGTGGTATTAGTCTAGAAACAGCGAAGAAGTACAACGTCAAAGCAGTTACAAATGACAAAGGAGAAATAGTAAAACACTTTTATCCTTACTCGGTAGCAGCAGAAGTTACAAGTTACAAGGTGAGAGAAACAGGTAAGTATTTCTCTTGGCGAGGAAGTTCACAGGGCACTGGTCTATTCGGTCAGTCTATATTCAAAGACTCTGGAAAATATATAACGCTCGTCGAGGGTGAGTGTGATGCGATGGCTGCTTACGAACTACTAGGTTCAAAGTGGCCTGTAGTGAGTATTAAAAGTGGAGCCGCAGGGGCAGCTAGGGATGTTAAACATTCGATAGAATTCCTTGAAGGCTATAATACTGTTGTAATTAATTTTGATAACGATAAGGCTGGTAGGGAAGCTGCGAAAAAGGTTGCGATGTTACTCACACCAGGTAAAGCTAGACTGCTTGTGATGCCTGACGACTTCAAAGACCCTAATGAAATGCTCAAGGCAGGACATAAGCAATCTTATATAGATGCTTGGTGGAGTTCGAAGCTATACACACCTTCTGGAGTTCTGAATATTTCAGAACAGAAAGATAATTTTAATAGCCGTGAGCAACGAGAGAGTGTGCCCTACCCTTGGGATGGGCTTAACAATAAACTTTATGGTCTACGAAGAGGTGAGCTTGTGACGCTCACGGGAGGCACTGGATTAGGTAAGTCAAGTGTTACAAGAGAGCTAGAGCATTGGTTAATTACGCACACTGAAGATAACGTAGGTATCATTGCGCTTGAAGAAGATTGGCGAAGGACTGTGGATGGTATTTTATCTATCGAAGCCAACGCACGACTTTACATTGACCAAGTTCGAGAAACCTACAACGAAGAACAATTAAATACTATCTTCGATAAGATTTATAGCGGTAAAAATAAGGACCGCGTATGGATTCATAGTCATTTTGGAATTACTGACATCGAAGAGATATTCAGCAAGCTTAGGTTTCTTATCATAGGGTGCGAATGTAAGTGGGTAGTCGTAGACCATCTTCATATGCTTGTAAGCTCAATGGTGGAAGGTGACGAGCGCAGAGCTATTGATAATATAATGACAAAGCTTCGTAGCATCGTTGAGGAGACAGGTGTAGGCTTGATACTCGTAAGCCACTTACGTAGAGTCGAAGGTAACAGAGGGCACGAGAATGGTATCTCTGTCAGTCTTTCACATCTACGAGGGTCACAAAGTATTGCACAGTTGTCCGATTGTGTGATAGCATTAGAGCGTGACCAACAATCAGAAGACCCGCAGGAGGCTAACACAACGCACATGCGAGTATTAAAATCTAGGTACACTGGCGATGTAGGCATAGCCACACATTTAGTTTATGACAAAGAAACAGGGAGGCTGAACGAAACTTTTGTAACTGACGACGATGAAGAGGTATTACTGTGAAATCTTTAGTCTTTGATATTGAAACAAATGGATTACAACCGACTAAAATATATTGTATATCTATATTAAATATTGATACAAAGGAACAATTAAATTTTCCACCAAACAAAATAGAAGAAGGCATCGAGCTTCTTCAAAGTTCTGACAAACTTATCGGACATAACATAATTGGATTTGATATACCTGTCATCAAGAGACTTTGTGGTGTTGACCTCATGAGTAAAAAAATCATTGATACTTTGGTACTCTCCAGATTATTTAATCCTATTAGAGCATCACACGGTCTAAGGGCGTGGGGTAACCAGTTAAGGTTTCCGAAAATAGAGTTCAACGATTACAATAAATACTCCGACGACATGATGAAGTATTGCGCTCAAGATGTCTTTGTAAATTATAAAGTTTATCAAGCCTTGAAAATTGAAAGCAAAGGGTTCACATCCGAGAGTGTTAATCTTGAAACAGAGACTTACAAAATAACCTGTAAGCAACGAGATTCTGGGTTCATGCTCAATCAAGAAGCTGCACAGAAGTTACTAGTTCATTTTAAATATGAGCTGGTGAATGCTAAGGAGGAGGTACATAAAACTTTTAAACCTAGAATAATAGAGAGGACGCTGAAAGCTCAGCATACAAAGCAAGGTATTCTGAGTAGACTAGGTGTCGATGCACAGGGTAATCAAGCCCGGTTAACGGAAGAAGAATACACTCTTCTGTCTAAAGGGTCTAGTGGTTTAACTAGAATTACTGAAGAACCTTTTAATTTAGGTTCACGCCAGCAGATAGGGCAGTACCTACAAGAGTTTGGCTGGAAGCCTAAGTATTTCACACCAACTGGTCACCCTAAAATTGATGAAACAGTCTTATCGATAGTAAAGGATATTCCAGAGGCAGTAATTATAGCTCGATACTTAATGTTACAAAAACGTATAGCTCAAGTACAGTCTTGGTTATCTTTTCTGAAGCGAGACAGAGTGCATGGTTCAGTAATTTCTAATGGTACAATCACTGGAAGAATGGCCCATCGCGACCCTAACTTAGCGCAGGTACCTAGTGTTAACTCACCTTATGGTAAAGAGTGTCGAGCTTGCTGGGTAGTGCCAAGAGGGTATAAGCTAGTAGGCGTGGATGCGAGTGGTCTAGAGCTTAGAATGCTTGCACACTACTTAAATGATAAGGAGTTTATAGATGAAATTCTCAACGGAGATATCCACACAGCTAATCAAGCTAGGGCGGGACTTGAATCAAGAAATCAGGCTAAGACTTTCATCTACGCCTTCCTTTACGGAGCTGGAGATGCTAAAATTGGAAGCGTGGTTGGAGGAAACAAAAAAACAGGTAAACGAATTAAGCAATCTTTTCTTGATAATTTCCCAACACTTAAGTCTCTTAGACATCGTATTACAGGAGAAGCTGAACAAAACGAATACATCAAAGCGTTAGACGGGCGTAAGATTTTTATTCGTAGTTCCCATGCTGCATTAAATTCATTGCTGCAAGGAGCGGGAGCCATCGTTATGAAACGAGGATTAATTATACTGAACAAGATGCTTTCAGAAAATGTAGTTGATGCTCGTATCGTAGCAAACGTACACGATGAATGGCAGATAGAAACCTGGCATGAAGATGTTGATAGACTTGGAGAGATGGCTGTAAGTGCAATACGACAAGCTGGTGATTACTATAAACTTAACTGTCCTTTGGACGCCGAATATAAAGTAGGAGAAAACTGGAGTGAAACCCATTAAAGCAGACAGAAAAAAGTTTGACTTAGACTTACAGTACGGAGAGATACGAGAAGATAAGATACGAGACATGCTTGAGAATAAAAAAATAGAGGTTAAATCTGAAAGAGATATGTGGATGAAGACGGGTAACATTTGTATTGAGTACGAAAGTTACGGGAAACCTTCAGGCATTAAAGCTACCGAATCAGACTACTGGTTTCACAATCTTTGTGTTGGTGACGCAGAGTTTTGTACTTTAGTTTTTGATACCAAGATGCTCAAGAAAATTGTGAATGACTTAGATACTTTTAAAACTGTATCGGGAGGGGACAACAACGCGAGTCGGATGTTCCTTGTTAATCTACAAAAACTTTTTTCAAGTGATGTTATAAAAGCATTTAAGAATAATCTTGATAGTGCAGAACAGGAGACCTAATATGAAAAACCTGACGACCCTAGTTGATGATATGTATACATCTGTATCTAAATTAAACACAGGTGAGGAACAAATTCCGCAGGAACTTTTAGATTCCTTGATGGAAGGAATAAAGAATGCGGTAGTATCTTGGGCTACTCCAAGAAATAGAAGCGGCTTCACACTCCGAATGTCGAACATCGGTAAACCGAGTAGACAACTGTACTATGCGAATAAACATGCTGACTCTAGCTCGACGGTGGACGCTTCCACCTCTATAAAATTTTTGTATGGGCATCTACTGGAGGAAGTTTTAATTTTTTTAGTGAAGCTTTCTGGGCATACCGTAACGGACCAGCAAAAGGAAGTTGTTGTCAGCGGTGTCAAGGGTCATATGGATTGTAAGATTGACGGCGAGGTAATAGATATAAAAACAGCCTCTGGTTTTGCGTTTAGGAAGTTTAAAAATGGTAAGCTTAGAGAGGATGACCCCTTCGGTTATCTGAGCCAGCTTGCGGGATACGAGAAGGCTGAAGGAACAGAGAACGGCGGCTTCTTAGTTATTAATAAAGAGTCAGGAGAGCTTACATTGTTTCAACCAGAAGACCTAGAGAAACCAAATGTGGAGTCGCTCATTAGTAAATTAATGAAGTTAGTTTTTAACATGGGAAAGCCTCCAGAAAAATGCTACGCGCCTGTACCAGCAGGAACAAAAGGTAACATGAAATTACCAATGGGTTGTGTATATTGTAGTTTTAAAATAGAGTGTCACAAAGATGTCAATGATGGTGAGGGTCTTCGCATGTTTAAGTATGCTAAGGGTATTGAATACTTAACGAAAGTAAAAACAGTTCCTAAAGTTGAAGAAATCGCCGCATGAAAAAGAAGGTCACAAAAAGAATAAACGAAAGGGCAAGTAGTCTTTTAATTGAGTGGCTGAAAAGTATTGTGGAAGAAGATGAGGCTAACCGAATAACAAAAGAAAACTTTAAAAGCTTCTTGCCCAAAGACTGTTATATGCAAATGAAAAAAACTTATTATCTATCCTTTTATACTTTCCGTTGGGCTACACAGAACATTAAAAAGTTAGTCAAAAAAGGAATGTCCCTGGATAAAATTAAAATGGAGGATTTACAATGGCTTCTGAAGAAACAAAAAATGAACGACCAGTTGAGCATGTAATCATTGCTTACGCGGCCAACGTGCAGTTACGTCAAGAGAAGTTAGACTTAGAAGAACTGATATTTTTATACGATGCCATCGGTAATACTATAGCCAAGTATGAAAGAGAAATTCATTGAAACGTAAATCAAGAGTTAAAAGACCACGACATACAAAGGTTGAAGGATACGACAGCATTTGGGAATACCTACTGCACGATACAATTCTAAAAGATTGGGAGCATCACGCAGACAAGATTAAGTATGTAATTCAACATTCTTATGAGCCTGACTTCGTTAGGACTTTACACAGTAAGAAAATTGTGCTAGAATCAAAGGGTAGGTTTTGGGACTTCGCAGAATATTCAAAGTACAAATGGATTCGAGAGAACCTACCAGAAAATACGGAGCTAGTTTTTTTATTCGCTAATCCTTCTTCCCCCATGCCAAATTCTAAAATGAGAAAAGACGGGACAAAACGAACTCACGGCGAGTGGGCTTCTGCTAATAAATTTAGATGGTACACGGAGGACACACTGCCTGATGAGTGGGTAGATATTAAAGCTAGAAAATCAGATGAATTTAATGAGCGAAAACATGACTTCGATAAGGAGGAAGAAACCTATGCGAAATAACTATTTGGATGATACAACACCTACAGAGACAGATTATTTTGATGAGTATAAATGGGCCAACAAAATAGAAGAAAGACAACCTAACTCTCTAAAATCTCCGGGTAAAGCGCCTGAGAACGATGAGGTGAACAACCCATCTCATTATAATAAAGGAGCTATAGAATGTATTGATGCAATAGAAGCTATGCTCACCCCCGAAGAATTTGTGGGGTACCTACGTGGTAACTCTCTAAAGTACAGATGGAGGTTTCGTTATAAGAATAATCCTGTAAGCGATTTATCAAAGGCTTCTTGGTACGAGCAAAAACTATTTAATTCCTACACGAAAACAGGGGAGTTTGAAGGTGGACAGAAAAGCGGAAAGAACGGCTCGATTTAATCGCAGCAAAACCGCGAAGAACAGACAGAAATCTAAGCGTTACGTAAAGGATAAAAAGGAACACGAACATGACCTTGAAAACACAAGAATATCTGGGGATTCAGATAGACCTCAGTAAAGAGAATGACTTAAATCAATTCTCACAAGACACACTAAGAGACAGATACTTCTGGGAGAGTGAAGAGTATGCTCAACAAGCTTTTGCTAGGGCTTCGATATTTGGGGCAACGTATCAAGGAACTACTGACTTCAGCCTTGCACAGCGACTTTATAAATACTCAAGTGATTGCTGGTTTATGTTTAGCACCCCTATACTTAGTAACGGGGGAACCTCTCGCGGTCTTCCCATTAGTTGTTTTCTTAACTATGTGCCTGATTCGAGGATTGGTTTATCTGACCATTATGATGAAAACATTTGGTTGGCAAGCGCAGGTGGAGGTATCGGGGGGTATTGGGGTGATGTTAGGAGTAACGGTACTGGGACTTCTAGTGGTAGTAAATCTACTGGTTCTATCCCTTTCATGCACGTCGTAGACTCTCAAATGCTGGCGTTCAACCAGGGAGTTACTCGTAGAGGTAGCTACGCAGCTTATATGGATATTCACCACCCCGAGATAGAAGAGTTCATCGCCATGCGGAAAACGACTGGCGGGGATTTGAATCGTAAATGTTTAAACATACATAACGCTGTTAACATCACAAATGAGTTTTTAAATTCAGTAAAGAAAGATGAAGATTGGAGATTGATAGACCCTAAATCCAAGGAAGCTGTCAAGAGTGTAAGCGCCAGAGATTTGTGGTGGCAAATTATTCATACTCGTGCGGAGACAGGAGAACCCTATATTATTAATGTAGATAACTGTAATGACGCTCTTCCGAAAGAACAAAGAGAACTTGGGCTAGAAATAAAGCAGAGTAATCTATGCAGTGAAATAACTTTACCTACAAACGAAGATAGAACAGCCGTGTGTTGTCTATCAAGTGTGAATCTAGAAAAGTTTGATGAGTGGAGTGAAGACGAGCTTTTCATTGAAGACTTGATTACAATGCTAGATAATGTATTGCAGCATTTTATCGACAGCGCGGTTCATACAGACGAGCTTGGTTCTTATAGAGCAGGACCAGTTCGGTTTAAAAACTACATCAAGGAGAGTAAACATGGTTACAGAAAAGCAGCTTATTCAGCCTATAGAGAACGCTCAATCGGCCTTGGCGCGATGGGGTTTCACAGCTACCTCCAGTCTCATAACATTCCTTTCGAAAGTATGTATGCCAGTTCATTTAACCACAGAGCTTTCGGATTACTCAAGAGTAGGGCTGAAGAAGCTAGTCTGCGATTGGGCGGCGAACGCGGCGAAGCACCTGACATGGTTGGTAGCGGCAGGAGGAATGCTCATCTTCTTGCTATTGCCCCTAACGCTAGTTCTAGCATTATATGTGATGGAACAAGTCCTAGTATTGAGCCATCGAGGGCTAATGTGTATACGCACAAAACTCTGACGGGTTCGTACAAGGTTGTCAATCGGTTTTTAGAAAAACTTTTAAAATCTAAAAAGAAAAATACAGAAGAAGTTTGGAAGAATATTGCTGCGGAGCAAGGGTCCGTTCAGCACTTGAATTTCTTGAGTGACGAGGAAAAAGAAATATTTAAAACTGCTCCTGAGATAAATCAGATATGGGTTATAGAACATGCACACCATAGACAGAAGTATGTTTGTCAAAGTCAAAGCGTAAATCTATTCTTTGCACCACCAAAGGCTACAGAACCACAAGAAATTCACAACGAGTTTTTGCAGTATGTAAACGATGTGCACTGGGCGGGGGCAAAAAACTTAAAATCTCTTTACTATTTGAGGTCTGACGCAGCAAGAAATACGGAGAATGTAAACGTCAAGATACCCAGAATTAATCTTTCTGATGTAGAGTGTTTGGCTTGCGAGGGGTAGCACTGATTATTAACAATAAGGATAACATTAAATGAGCTTGTTAGGAACGAGAGATTACTATAAACCTTTTGACCATCCTTGGATGTTTGATTACTACGTTCAACAGAATCAAATGCACTGGTTTCCAGAGGACGTACCTCTACATAATGACGTAAAAGATTGGCAGGATTTAGGTGAGTCCGAAAAGAATTTACTCACTCAAATATTTAGGCTGTTCACTCAGTCAGATGTGGATGTGGGGTCAGGCTACGTTGATAGATACATGAGAATATTTAAGAAGCCTGAAGCTCGTATGATGATGAGTAGCTTTGCAAATATGGAATCCATTCATCAACACGCCTACAGTCTGCTGTTGGATACAGTAGGTATGCCTGAAACAGAGTATAAAGCCTTCTCTGAATACGAGGCGATGGCCGCTAAACATGAATATATAAATAATATAAAGGTAACCGCAAAGGACAAAGAAAGTATTGCAAAAGCGCTTGCCGTTTATAGCGGTTTCACTGAGGGCCTTCAGCTATTCAGTAGTTTTATAATACTTTTAAACTTTCCTAGATTTGGAAAGATGAAAGGTATGGGACAAATAATTACTTATAGTATTCGGGATGAGTCTTTACACGTTGAAGCGATGACAAAACTATTTAGAGAATTCATACAAGAGAATATTGAGATATGGACTGATGATTTTAAAAAAGAAATCTACCAAGCATGCAGAGATATGGTCGAGTTAGAAGATAAGTTCTTAGACTTGGTATTTGAACATGGGGATATTCAAGGATTATCAAAGAAAGAAATGACGGTATACATTCGTTATATTGCTGACCGACGATTGCTACAGTTGGGATTAAAGCCTAACTATGGTGTTAAGGATAACCCTCTGAATTGGTTGGATGATGTGCTAGGAGTTGAACACCAGAACTTCTTTGAAGGTCGGTCAACTTCCTACATGAAAGCAGGACTTAGGGGTAACTTAGAAGGGGTAGTGTTTCAATGAAAGAAGAAGGAAATATAATTTCGTTTAAAGTATTTATAGATAGAAAAGGTAACTTAATGACTGAGTTTCGTAAGCTACCTATAGAGGATGTATCAAAAGTATTTGATAAACACGACACTCCTCTTGTGCAGAAACTGATAAGAGAGGCTGATGTTAAACTCTCAAGTCTTCATGCACATTTAGAAAAGGAGTTAAGTGCTTTGCGCTAGTAGTGAAAGAAACACAGACTTTACTTAACTGCTTTTATATCTAGTCGTTTATTCATTACTATTTTTTCTGAAGTTTCTAAAACAAACTTAGAATGTTTGGACAGCATATCAAGCACGGCAAGTCGCAATACCATATCTTCTAAACTACTAAGTAAAACCCCTAGATGATTCATTGCGTCCGTGTTGACTCGAATTGCGGTGGTTTCTGGAGACTCTATAAATTGAAAAAATTCTTCAGACATAATACTCTCCTAGTTACCATTTAACTTTGTTGGCCCAGTAAGCTGCTGACATTTTGCCCTTCTCAATGTTCTTTGCGTGACGAGCTTTAAAAGAATCTGAGCGTTTTGTTTTTTTTCTGTCTCCTGTCACGCCCTGTTGCCCAAACCGTATAGTCTTAATCTTATCCCCATCTTTTGCGACCACCACATGAGATTTTGTTTTATGTTTTGGAGTACGCTTAGGTTTATTGTACCCAGAAACACCTGCGTTCTTTAAGCGAGAGTCTTTCTTCTTAGCACTTCCGCCTTTACTGAAGTCTTCTAGTATCATTTTTAGTTCCTATAAAAAATATGTGAGTCTATTCGCACAGTTTTTGTCATACTTTTAGCCCAATAAGGATTTATTGCGAAGTGATGATAGTGTGTTGCACCCTCGGTGATATCAAATATAAAGTTGTTAGCTTCCATTATAGTTCTAACAAAGTAAGATATTTCAGAGTGTATATCCCTATCCACAATATAGTCTGATTTCCCATCGCAGTACCAACTAAACTGACACCTGTGTTTTATGGGTAGCCCACTACTTACATACTTAGGGCCTTGAAAAACTACTTCACAAACAGAGTTTGGAAATCTTTTTGAAGATACTCTATTCAAAGTCACACCGGCAACTCCCAACCATCCTGCCATGCTTTCACTACGCGCTTCAAAATAAATATTCTTCGCCAAGCATCTGATGTCCTCTTCACTTTCTTCAGCTCTGGTATCTACTGAACAAGCATAACTGAACAATATTGAAGTAATAATTAATAGTTTAAAAAGTAAACTCATACCACTCCAGTACCATACCCCAAGGAATAATCATAGGAGTATTAACAGTACTTTCTTTTATAGTCGGTATTTTACTTTCATTGTATAGGTCTGTGGCTAATATGATACACTCATCTGTTGTGTTGATTAAATAGCCTATTGTTTTTCGGATTACAGGCTTAAGATTTTTGGCTTCTTCAAAAGTGTAGTCGGCTGTATCAACCCACGCATCACCCCAACATACTTCTACTACGGGGAACTTATTCATTTTCTACCTTTTGGAAATCCTTTCTTCATCACAGCGTAGATAGTTGAATTCTTTTTGAAACGACCACCACCTTTCCTTTTTCTTCTATGTGCATTTATATATCGCTTCATTTCTTTTTCCTCATAAACTGAGATGCCCCTCGAAATCCAAAGCTAGCCGCTACGATTGTACCTAACAAATACTGGTACCACTCGGGGCAGTTACCCAGAGCAAGAAAGAAGTTATTAACTCGCTGCTCCTCCCCGAACAACAATAGAATTAAAGGTAAGGTGAACACCACAGTAAGCCACTCGTCTTTCCAGGAGCTTTCACTAGCCTTAGCTTGTGCGATATCCCAATCTATTTCTCCTGTAGCTTTCTTTTGCATCACAATAGCTTCGGCTTCTGCTCTAGCTACCTTCACTTTTGTGTTAGCCTTTATCTTTTCATTGCGACCGTCCAACCAGCTTGAAGCGATAGTTCCTATGGGTCCAAGTATTGCGCTAAGAAGCATTCTCCATCTCCTTCATAAGTAAATACGATTGTTGTTCTTCAAACAAAGCCCTAAAATCTTCAAGTTTCATAAAGCCTAAACTAGCACGGTTCTGATGCCTAGCGTAGATACCGTAGAGAGTTTCAAGTTGTTCTTCTGTATACATAAGCACCAACAACTCTTCCATCAGTAACTCCATACCCAAGGTCTGGGTCTTTCCGCAGTAGATTCTATGTTGTCTATGTGTATAAATCTAGAGCCTCCTTTTTGGTTCACTCCGATGCCTGTAAACCCTGCCCTGAGAGCGTCTGAGAGGAGTCTGTAGGCGTTTTCTCCAGACACCAATAGGTCGAGTGCTCTACCCGTTGTGTGTGCTCCTGGAGAGGCTTTACGGGCCTCTATTGGGTGGTTCGCACACCGATAGCCAGAGGTTACCACAAAAGGAAACCCCAGTTCTTCTCGAAGAGCTTCTATCTTTACCATGAAAGCATCATTCATTCCGTTCTTCTTGCAATGACTACAACTTAGTTCTTGCTCTGTAAAATATTTGTATGTCATTTTTCTAACCTTTTTTTCACATTAGCTTCAATCATAGGAAGTAGTCTGATACCACAGTACCCAACAACAAAAGCAATTGCCACGCCAACAGTTTTGTCAAAATGAAAGTAAGACATTAAAGCTGGAATAAATATTTCAGCAGAGACAACACCAATAAGCAAAGCTATAAGTATTTCCATAACTTTAAACTTTCTTCTAATTGCTTGGTCTGTTATCCCGCCTAATCCACTTGCTGCAATACAACATAGTTTAGCGCCAAAAGTATTAATTAAAAATTCCACTATTTGTCTCCCCCTTTACTATAACGCGAAAGAACTGCCACAACCACAAGTTGTTTGAACATTAGGATTACGAATTACAAACTGAGATGCAAAGGGACTTGTTAAGTAGTCTATTTCAGAGCCTTTTAAATACTCAAAGCTCAGAGGGTCTACTACTAAAGCTACTCCGTCAGTAGTTACTACCTTATCTTCTTCGTTCTTCTTATCAAATATAAACTCATATTGAAATCCTGAACACCCTCCACCCTTCACGAAAACTCTGAGACTTTTATCTTTCAAATCTTCTGATTCTGCGCTAAGAAGTTCTTTTACTTTTGTAGCTGCTGCACTGCGAAAAAAGAGACTCATGATTGCGAAACCTTTTTGAGGCCCCCAAGCACTGAACCTTCTCTGTTCGATTCTCCCAACACGGTAGATGACGCATAGATTTTACCTAATCTTCTAGCTAATGTTGCGTAATCCTTTGAAGTAGCTTTACCAGCAAAGTGCGCTAAAGTAGTTTGATTAATATGTACCGCCCCATCAAGCTGGCTCCTGAGCATTTTATCCCCATCTATTTTCCAATTTTCACCTACCTTTTCTATCTTCTTTGCGCTTGCAATTTTTTTAAGGTTGTCTATTGTTATGTTAGAGTTACCAAGCAAAGAAACAGTTTTCTTTCCGGTAGGAATTACTCCAGTTAAGGGGTCGTATGTTTTCATTGTTAAACCACCTTCTGGAAGTTCTAATTTGTATTTTTCTAACATTGCAAGTGCTGCCTTTGCCTCTCCTTGGAAGTCTCTCTGCGTGTGCTTACCTTTAAGTTTAGGATTGACAAAATTTCTTTTAGTTATAGGTGCAATTGTTAGGCGGGAAGTTCCTCCGATTGGATTTAAATTTGCTAACATGTCATGCTTGTCAGAAACCATTGTATAGACTTCTTTCGTTTTAAGGTCAAACGCTACAAAATCATTGACTCCACCAGATTCTTTAGAATTAGATTTATGAGAGCTTGACCAATAAATAATATTAGGGTTGTTTTCATCCACTCTAAATGCAACTGCTGCTAATTGTTTACCAGTATGTGTTGCCATATCCTTTACAGGATTGCCAGATTTATCTAACTTTAATACGGGTTTATTATCTGCGTCTAACTTTACTATTTTAGCGCCCTTTGCATCTCGCTTATATTTTCCAAACTTATCTTTTTGATACACTGTAACTGAACCTATACTATCACCCTTATAAGATAGCCAAGCTTTAATCTGGTCAGGAGTAGCGCTGCCTATAGTAGCTTCAACATTTACGTGTGTATGATGGTCTTTCCCTAAAGAAGCTGGGGTTACAGTACCTTTGTTATTAAGTTTTATTGTCTTTTTAAAAGTTCCGTCTCCTTCTAACTGATTAATATATTTTGCCATCTTAGCTCTATTGGACTCTTTGAATATTTTTCTGAGTGAGTTAGCAGCTATATCAAGTTCTCCATGAGATTCAGTTAATAAGTTTTGTGGGCTATCTAATCTTTTAATATCTACGTCAGTATTCTGAGGATTTAGAGGACGCTCAGACTTTAGCTCTTTTCCTTTTACTGTAATTCTTAATCCTTCAGTCCAAGGACCGTTAAGTATATGATTCATTCCTGCATCTTGAATTTCTAGCGGAACATCAAAATCATTATAGTCTTTAAATAAAGCAGCCCTTACACCTGCATAATCATCTAATTTTTTATTATCATAAATGTAAGATATTGACAAAGCCGAATCTCTTTCAACTAAATCTCCTAGTTTTGTATCAGGGCTTTGTTCTACAATATTTCTTCCAGCCATTGCAGAAGAGTAAGCGTCAGCAACATTTTTAGTTTTTTCTTCTCTAATTATTTCTTTTCGTTTAGACCCCGCTGCTGATAATCTTCTACGTGCTATCATTCCCGGTAAAAGAACATCGACAACCGCAGAGGGTGCTGCTTGAGCAAACGCAGTACCTGCTGCTTTCAATTGGGAAAGCTTTCGTTCTGCCTCATTTGAAAAGGGTATAACTTTTCCCTTCTCGTCACGCGACTTTTCATAAAAACCATCAAGCTTTGTTTTAGTTCCTGCTGCTACAGTATTTATTCCTCTTTTGAGTATTTGTGCCGCTGGTATAATTCCAACAATAGAAATTAGAGCGTTCACATTTTTTGCAGAACGCTCGTACCCGTTTTCTTTTATCCACTCTCCAATATTTTCTCCAACCTCTGCCATTTCTCTTTTAAATGGTTCTTCAATTGCATCAGGAGTTAAAGCAGATGCTACGGTGCCAATAAGCTCTCCTACGGGCGCGAACATCATGTCTATGTAAGCACCCCATTCACGGACTTGCGCCTCTATGCTTAGTATTTGTCCCTCATCCAAATCATTTTTAATCTCATTTAAAACCTCATGCAAGCGTCGTCTACCTCCTCCCCATACACCTTCGTAATCGACATCCTCAGCATCACCTGTTTCTGATATCTTCTCTGGCTGCGATGGAGCAATCTCATCTACTACTTCTAATTCACGAGTATTGAGGTTTAATTTACGCATCTCGAGTCTCTGTAGTTGCAGTTTTTCTTCTTCTAATTCTGCTTCTATATCTCTGTTTGGGTCTCGTATGATACTTTGTAGAATATCTGCCGCTACGTTTGCCTCATCTTCTGGTGTAAACTCTGTTGTTGTAAACTCTGTATACACTGGGTCTTGTGCTATGAACTCTTCAGTTTCTGTGCTAGATAGCTTTAATTCACTACCCGAAAAGATTTTATCAGGGTCTTCAATCTTATTTAATTCTTGAAGCTTCTCTTGTGATATTCCATGCATTTTTGCAATACCCGAAAGCGTGTCTCCTGCTTGGATTGTGTAGGTAGCACCACCTCCGACAAATCGGGAACGCTTTAAGCTACCTAAAATTTTGTTTAGTCCACCAACAGCACTTCCCCCACTAAATCCTAAACGCACCAGTGGGTCTACTTGTCCTCCGCCAGCAAAACCTAAACGTTTTAGAGGGTCTTCATCATCTATAAAGGCCATACCTGCTTGTACATTATAAGGCAACCCCGTCATTTTATCTATACGCTCATCGGGTTCTCTCGGTGCACGAGGAATGTTTACCTCACCACCCTTTTTAAATTCTAGTCTGTCATATTCCACGCGAGATATTTTACCACTCGCAAGTTCAGCACGAGCTATATCTTCTTTATCTATGGGCTGAAGAAGAGCACCATTTAATTTTGAATAAAACTCTCTTAGTATTGAGTTGTCTTGTTTAGCTTGAGATACATCACTTGCTTTTTCACGTATTTTTTTTCTCATGCTAGGCGTAATAGTATCAGGGTCAAAACGACCTCGCATTAAAAACCGAAGCTGCTTTTTGCTTGTTATTCCATTCTTTTTTAACATGGCGTAAATTTCATGAGATTTAAAATTAATAGCTCTCATAGCTTCAATCTGTCTGTATAACTCTTGAGAAGCCCTGAATTTCTTTGCTTGAGCTGTACTGTACTCTTTAAAATACTCAGCTCCTTCCTTATTAAATTTAGGCGTTATATCACCAATTTGGTACCTAACAACACTATTAAACTTTTTAATATGAAATCCAAAGTTATCTTCAGGTTTATATTTACGAAAATTTATACCACTCAACATCTCAAGTGTTCTAGCTGTTAGGTTATCTTTAAGCCCTGTATTGGCATTAGGTTCTTCGAATATAGCTTTTGAATATTTAATACCATCTAAAATAAATCCAGGCGAAAACCCCGCCGCCATGTACTCTGCTATATCGTAAATAGAGCCACCGAAGTCTTCTTTGTCTTTGAAAATTTTTCGACCTGCGGGCGCTCTTCCGTCGGAATCTTTCGATGCGTAGTAGAGGTCTCCCATAAGTTGAGTAAACATAGACTCATCGGTAAAAGGTTTAACAAATGCTTCTGCGGACGATAACACTCCCTTCATCATTCTCTCACCAAGTGCTACGCCGCTTACTTCTCCTACGGACAACTCTCTGTATAGCGACTGCCCTATATCCTGCCACACATAATAAGAATTTATATAGGTTGGGTCGTGCACGTACATGACACCATCCTCTCCCGGTATAAATTGTTTGTCGTGATGAGTAGTGTAACTCTCAGCGTTTGTTTGAAGACCTTCATTTTCAGTTTCAGAAAAGCCAACCGATTTGTAGCCGAAACTACCTGCGGCAGTCCACCCTAAATTTGTGAATGAGAACCCAGCTAATCTTTGAAGTCCTCTATTTCTCAGTACGCTATTACCAGACTTTATTTCTTTCATTGATTGTGAGAGAATATTAGCACTGGTTCTCGCAATCTCAGCAGGAAAAGCCACAAAATTACCTATAGGCATTTCTCGTAGAGCTTTGATACCCTTAGTAACTCTGTTGTAATTAGGCATAGTATCTTTTATAAGATTAGCAGCTTCTATTCGCAACAAATCTTCCGTCCAAGCAGCGTCACCGGCGTGTGCTTTACGAAGTGTGACAAGCTCGTTAGCAAACCCGTTCATTTTAAAGAAATCATCCGTAGCCATGTAGATTTGCTCTGGTCTATTTTTTCCAAGCCTAGCCATTTCTGCTAACTTTCCACGTCTAGTGTCTGGGTTTCGTTTAGCATAATCTTCAAGCTTTGCCGCCCATCTAGAAGGTGTTGTTTCGCTTGCTATATCGAGAAGCGCTCTAGCTTCAGAACCTCTGACTGAAGTACCAATAACTCCTAAACCTTGAAGTAGTTCATAGTATTCATCGAATACTTTGTCACTTCCTTCTCCTATTTCATTCCTAAGAACTTGAAAATTTAGTCTTCCATTTTTAAGAGGGTTTAATCCATTAGCTAGTCCAAATTGAAGACCCCCCAAACCATTACGTAAATGAGTGGTGTGGTCGTAGACAGTTCTCATCTGTTGATTAAGTCCTTTTGCTCCTGCAAACCATCTAAAAATTCCTTGATTTTTAGCACCCTTTTCAAAATATTTTGTCCCTAATCCAAAAAGTGAAAGGTGCGTATCTTCGAGGCCATGAATAGACCTTGCCAATTCTTTAGTTGTGTATTGCCCATCTAACACAGACCCAGTACCTTTAATTTCAGTGGTTAGTGGACCTGTGGTATCTCTGTATTTGCTGATATATTTTGAAGATGTATAAGCCTTACCACCTGTGACATCATCGTAGTATTGTGTAGCAAGTTTGTTTACCTTGTTGGAGTTTGGAATAATTGATAACTTATCCAAACCTTCGCTTTTTTTAACATTTATTTTTTTCCCGCCCTTACCTATTTGTACAGTAATCATACCGGGAGTTTTTTTAGAATTTACACTTAACACTTTACCAACCGAACCTGTTGGAACACCTAAATCAGAACTGTCTATTGTAACATAACTACCTTTTGTGAGGTCTTCAACACTTCTGTTTTTATTACTTGCTAACTCAATCCTTGCTTTAACCAACGATTCGTCGTACACCGATGGATTAGAAGGAACTGAACCCCCAAGCTCCAGTAATCTGGTGTAAAATTTATTATTTTCAGTAAGACTAACCGACTTTTGAATCGTTAATATGATATTTTCTGTAGGACTTTCAATTATGCCCATTAGTTTTTCTATTTCAGGAAGCATTTCTTTTCTTCCCGTCAAATAATATTTGTTTACTTTTCTTATTTGAGTAAGATAATCATCGGCACCTAATAAGCTATTTTTGTCGAGAAGTTTTGCTATATCAGTATAAGCCTCTCGTGTGAACTTTTCAAGTAAATCAACGTCAACATCTTCAGCTTTTTTGGAGCCTAACTTAGCTTTCACAATTGCGTCTTTTGCTGACTCTTTTAAAGAATCACTAGGAGACCAATCAGCGTCTTCATATAGTCTATAAGATTTCCTCATATAACTGCCCATATTCGCATCGATAGCTTCTCTAACAGCTTCTGAACCGATGTTAGAATCTAAAATAGTTTTAGATAAAGTGTCTATAGTTCCTCTGGCATCCGCGATGTCTTCTGCTATCTCTGTAGAAAATTTATATTCGCTAACTAGATATTTTATTTTTTCATCTGGCTTTAACTCTAACATTTTTTTGTCAGTTAAAGCTCGATTAACATCATCAACTATATTTCCTTCGATTGTATCATCCATAAATCGTTGAAGGCGTTTAGCAAGATGACCAGCATGAGCCACAAGTCTCTTCTGAGATTCAATTGAATCTTCCTGGGCTTTATACCCTTCTTTAGATAAAAAACCTCTTGACAAAAAGTAACGCTGCTTAACCCATTTGAGCACACCGGAAAACCCAGCTACGCTCCCGATAGAACCTGAACTTTGCTTAATTATTTGGGACACCCCCTCCGCTGAATCTTCAGCTACCTCTTTAACTTTCTCTACTAGAGGAGAGGGATTATCTTTTAGTTGTTCTTTAGTTGCCTGTAGCAGACTGCCAATCACTACTTCGTACTCTCCAGGGGTTGATGGACTTTCCTTTCCTATTACCGCTCTAGAGTGTTTAGCAACATCAACAGTTTTAAAGCCAAGCTTTAAAATGCCACCAATACCTGCTGTAAGAACGCCAGATACCATAGCCATCTTAGCTCTGTTAAAAAGAACGTCGTCTGCTTCATCGGCTGCTAAAAATTCTATAACTTCCGGTGGTTCGTCCATTAAGCTTTCACTAACAAGATTAGCTAAATTACTGTGGGGGTCGGCCAATACTTGTTCTACAGTTTGTTCGGCTATCACGCCTCTCGTAAGATTTCCATATTTAGCTTTTTGTAATTTAGAAATCTTACCTAGTGCTTTAAATACCACACCACCACCAACTAAATATGAGGCCACGTCTAATATCATACCTGCGCCTGTTTCAGTTCTTAAAACTTCACCAGTTTCCTCGTCAATAATATCTTCGCGGTCTAGCCCCGGAACATACTCTGCCATTTCGCCGCGCCACTCAGAGTAAGACTCGTCGTACTCTTTTTTGTCGTCTACAAAAGGGCGAATAATAACATCACTTCCTAATTGAGCAAAACCTTCTAAAATTGAAAAACCAACTCTACCCGCATCTGTCAAAAAAGATGCGTCGTCCTCTTCCACGGGTTCTTCAACCACAGAAGTAAACTTAGGTTTGTTTAGATATGCGTTTACTTCCTGCTCAGTAAGAGGTCTAAATATCTGCCCCTCGTTAGTGAATGTACTTTCAACATATTCACCAGTATTAGGATTTATTCTTATCATTCAAACCGACTCCTAGCACCCGTATCTTTAATTCTTTTCTTAGTCTCAGCCGCATCAGCCGCATCAGCCGCCTCATCCGCCTCAAGTATCGCCTTAGCCGCCTCAGCCGCCTTAGCCGTATAGTCCTTATTAAATTTTGCAAAAAGACCTGGGATACCTTCCGTATTGTATAGTTCATACACCTTGGCATTCGTCGCCATGGCAACAGCTAATAACTGTCTGTTATCCTCATACCATCGTGTTACTGAATTCCACGTAGCTCTTTCTTCTCCTGTGCTAAGGTGGATGGCATAGCTGTCAGTGGCGTCTGGCGCCTGTAGTAAAGAAGTTGAAGAAGCTGAAGAAGTTTTTAAAAAATCAACGTCTACCTCTTCGGGTGTAACGGATGTAAGTGGTTCTCTTCTCGACGCGAGTACTGCGGCGTAATTACCTCCTTCTTCGTCGTCGATAATCTTGGTGATGGCTCTGACGTCTTTTAACTGGATATCAGAAGTATCGGGTAATGTATTCTCCATCTCGGCTAAAGTTACGCCGGTAGTCCACATTTCCTTTATTATACGCGGGTTATCTGTTTCAGAAATACTTCTTCCTGGTGTATCTGACCCAGCACCTTGCAATCTTTGTGTCCTTTCGAGCATGTCATCTAAAGTTAAAGCATCAAACGCGTCTTGTGCTACGCTTGGAGATATTGCAACTCCATCAGTATCAACAGTAACAGCACCAGTAACAGCACCAGTAACAGTACCAGTAACAGTACCAGTAACAGTACCAGTAGCAGCACCTCCCGTGATGAGTTTAAAATATTCATTCCCAGCGAGGGTAATCGTATCTCCATCGAACATAGGTTCATCACCAAGCTCACCAAGGCTTTTGCGTATTTTGTTCTTTTGTAATACAGATAAACTATTGCCTCCCCCATGCCATGAGTTAAATGCTGCTTGAGAAATCGCATACTGCGAAATCGTCCAATTGAACGTTGAGTTTTCAACAGGTACATTGTTCTCAATCTTAAAACCTACAGGCATTTCTATGCGGGTGACCGTATCTACTGTAACCACACCTGCTTTAATCCCGTTTATTAGACGTCGTCTTTTAGCAACATCTACGGCTATTTGGGAGAGTATTTCTTGTCGGGCAGCTGGGCTTGTTCCCTCATCCAGCTTTGTAAGCGCTGCCTTTTGTAGGGCCTCTGTCTCTGTTATCACTGCCTGTATACTGCTTCTATCAAGGTCTGTCAGTGTTGGTGACCAGTTCTCCTCCACGCTTCGAAAAATATTTACTTGTTGTGCAATATCTTCTGCAATAGCATTTAACTTTTCGAAACCTTCCGGTCCTACGAAGTCTCCTCTACCCAGATGGGTTTCTAAATTGTATATATCTAGTCCTTTGTATTTATTTGCTATATTATTCGCAAGTTCTGTTCCTAGCGATTTAGAGTAAATACTTCCCTCTCGCAGTGTAATCAGAGTTTGCCCTATACCAGACCACATTGATTTAAATCGTTCATTATCAACTGTCGTTGGCCGTTCGTCACCCACTCTGTGGAAGTTGGTTTGTGTCTCTCCAAACATATTAGTAGATATCTCCCAGAATCCATTCGATGTTACATACTTCCCTTCTGTATTATAGTAAGACTCCGTTCCCTCTATAGTTCTCAACTTGCCTTCAAATAAGTCAGGGTTTATATTCTTTATTTCTGCTGCTACCGTGGCTGCGGTAAAAACCTTATTCGCTTCTTCCTTTCCTCTACGTACATCCCACTGTTTAAAAGCTTCTGCTAAAGCTAAGTTATCCTTATATACATCAGAATTTTTTAAACTTTTTATTGCTTCAGCTTCTAATTCCTCTGGTGTTTTACCTTGAAAGTAGTCTATAACTGAATCAAACATATTACGAGCTTTTCTACTGTGTTCACTTAGACGTGTATATCTCTCTGTGGGAGATTCTTTGTAATTGTCTCGTGAGAGTCTTAGAACTTCATTGTACTGTTTTCCAAACGCACCATTGTTTTCCTTTATTCTGTCGTCTACTATATTATCAATTAAAATAGAATACGCGTCTGTACCTTTAATATCATACGATACTACCCTACCATCAACCATAAGTTCTCCTTCCGCCAATTGAGTTGCAACTTGTTCGCCCACTGAACTTCGGAGTGCAAGTCTCAAAATTTCGTCGTCTGATTTACCATCGTCTACCCATTTTTTGTGTTGCTTGAGGAAGACGGCTCCTCTGTTTTGTGCCGAAAGATTTGAAGATGTCACTTCTTCTGCTTTCCGGTGCCACACATTCTGCTTGGCGTTAAAAAACTCGTTCATAGTATCGTCAACCGCTTTTAATCCCTTTTGAGCTACATACTTTGTAGTTGTCTCCGCGACTGTGGGCAATACATAGTCAACTCCAAATTGTTTTATTTTGTCCCAAAGAGATTTTTTTTTCGGTTTTTTTTCTTCTTCCGACGGAACATATTGTTTCGCCATCACTTGCGTCAACAATGATATATTATTCGACTCACCCTCTCCGAAACCTGCGGTAGACTCCTCTTGTCCAAACTTATCTGCCATTGTAAACTCCTATCTAGAATTAGTTTTTGAAGGTTTACTCATTAAAGAAGAGGAAGCATTTTCTATAATTTTATCTAGATTTAAATCTTCGTCAGCTTTTGGAGTTTTAATAGATTTTAGATTTTCTTTAAAAGAGCTTCTAGAATTTTTTGTAGTTTCTTTTTCTTCTTCGTCGTCGTCATCGTACTCCCAGTTGTCAAAATCGTCTGGGTCATAAGGGTCGTCCGGGTCTGTCACAATTGTAGCTCGAATACCTTCTCGTTCTGAAATTCCTAAAAGTAAATAAGCGAGAGGCTCTGCTAACAACAACATGAGGTCTGGATTGAAAACTCCTTCTTCAAAAGAGTTTACTAGTATTCCTTGCACAAGGTCCATTACAGGAACACCTTCAGCTAACGCATTCATAATAACAGGAAAATTGTCATCATCTAGAATTATATCCATGCAGTATTCAATACCCTCTTCTTTTGTGGTGATTGAAGGAGGGCGCTCGTAAGCAGCAGGATTGTCAGGGTCTTGTGTTAAAGACTGCCCTGCAATTGGCCTGTCTGTCTTACTTGCAAATTTTTCAATTTGTTGTTCGCTTATTGCCATCTATAAGTTCCTTGTGTGTGTAGTTCTATGTTATACTAGAGACCCTTCTGGAAACCACAACGGCGGTTTACCACTCGTCTGCTCGTTATATAGCATGTCAGTGAACGAATTTTTGGGAAAAGCGGCAATAAGCGCCGGAGCAGGAACCAAGGAGGCATAATCGTCAGCCCTTGTGGTGCCGTCGAAAGGAATACCAATGCCGTGAGCAGCAGTAAACTCAGCGATACCGGCAATGCCGTAAGTGTCTGGATTTCTTGGTGGAACATAACTGCGGGAGGATGGGCCGGGACCACCAGCATATGTGTACTCAGTCGGTGGTTTTGCCATCAAATTAGTAATGCCTGTTCCTACGAGTGCTTCTGCTACCTGTTTTTCAAGACTTTTGTTTTCTGCTGCTGCTTTTGCTGCTGCTGCTTTTCTTGCTGCTATTTCTGCTACTTCTTTTGCAGTTTTATCCGCAGGAAAAATAATATCAATAAGGTTGCCATCTGGCGTTGCTCCTTCTACAGGAGCGTACACTGGGCGATTCATGCTAGGGTCAGATGGGGCAATTTTGCTAGTGACATCCTTAGTTACACCGCCGTACTCGTAGTTCATGGATTTAGGATTCACTTTGGATAAGTCCGTTAAAGGTAGAATTCTATCAGTAAGAGGAGGTGGGTTAAACCCATGCTTCAGACGTTTTGCAGCGTTTTCGAAAATATCTCCAGCAGTTCCTTCGACTCCGGGTATAGCCTTTCCAGTCATGGGGCTTACGAAAGAAATATTAGTGGGTATACCCATTTTATTTCCTATTCCTTTTGCTATATCTCCTACTACACCCTTTATGGTATTCGAAATAGTACGATAAGTATGCATTCCTTTGCTTGCAATCTCCGCAGCGGTTGACAACACTGTGTGAGCTACTCTAGCTGCACCTGCTGTGAACCCTTTTGCTGCTACTAATTTTGTACCCGAAGTTATATAACCTGTGTTTGCTAAACCTGTCATAAACCCACTACCTAACGTAGTCAGTCCTTGCACAGCTAAACCTGCTAAATATGGCACAGCAAACATCATACCTATTTGACCGACAATACCAAGCTTATTCGTAAACTTACCAACAGCTACAAAAGCTTTTTTTATGCCTTTACCAATTTTTTTAAAAACCTTACCGATAGATTTAAATATTTTTTTAAAGAAGCCCATGCTATTCTCCTAGATATTTTTACCGAATATTATTACTTCGAGTGCGTTAGCTAACTGCCCAACCAACGCCCTATTAGATGGCGCCATCAACGATTCATTAGAGTAGATTGATGATAGTATTTGCATAGCACTTGTTGATTTGTTTTCTTTTGTTTGCTGATTAAAAGCAGCCTTGTCTCTTAGTGATTGCCAGACATAGTTTTGTTCCGCAGCAGTTACACCAAAAGCAAATTGAGCCGCTTGTTGATTTGAAGCATTTTGAGCAGCAGAATCAATAGTGTTCTGTTTTCTTCTCCAAGTAACATTCGACTGTTCTACAGCTTGTGCGTTTGCAGAATTCCAAGAGTCAGTCCTAAATTGTGCATCAATATCGTATTGCGCTATTTGAGTAGCCAACTGATTACTAAATTTATCAGCATCTAATGTATTTCCAGCATCTATAGCAGAAGCTTTATTTTTTTCAGTTACATTAAATTTAGATGTTGCAGTAACTTGCTGTGCATTAAACTGCTCTAGCTGCTGTCCAAGACTTGCTATAAACTGATTTGTTTGGTTTTCAGAAGTAGCATTAAACTGTTTTGAAGCATTCTGAGCAGCTTGGTCTGATAGCATTCTTTGTTGCCTGAGCTGCTGGTCTAACACCGCTGCTTGTTGTTCATTATTTAGATTAGCTACATCCATCGCTAAAAAGTTTTGAGCATTCTGTATTGATACTTTAGTGAGTGAGTCAGCAGTTTGCATATCTATTGCCGCAAGTGTTGTAGCATCTTGCATAATTCCTTGTTGCCTTGCGCTAAAATCAGCCGTAGTCATTGTCTGCATGAATTTACTGTTAGCTAATTGATTTTGTTGTGAAGCACTAAATTTCGTCAAGTCTAAATTTGCTACTGTAGCAGCGTTAGTTACAGCGGTCTGTTGGTCCACATTAAGCTGAGTTAAACTCATTTGCTGCGCTATCTGCGCCTGTAGCTTATTTGTTTCTAAGGTTTTATTTAAGTTTGAAAGTTCTGTTTGCTGAGCAACAGAAAGATTTTCTGAAGCTGCTTGATTAAGTGCTGATAGATTAGCTAATCGTATTTGCTGCTCATTACTCAGGTTTGCTTTTCTCATGTCCTGTGTAAGGGCAGCGTTCTTAGCCATAAAATCGGAAGCTACTTGAAACTCAGCAAGTCTTGCTTGATTTTCAGCAGTTTGGTCTGCTCCAGCACGTTGGGCGTCTACCTGAAGATTCGCCAACTGTACTTGCTGTTCGTTACCTAAATTTTGAGCAGCCATCGATTGCTCGCTTTGAAGATTAAGCACAGCCGCTTGCTGAAGATTTTGTAAATTTTGAAGTCTTGATTGCTGCTGCTGATTTGCAGAAAGAAGTGTAGCGTCTTGTTTAAATTGACTTTGCATCGTCGCCATCTGTTGCGCATTTGCAGCCGACTGAGACTCAGCAGTTTGTCTATTTGCGAGGTTTGCCATGCGACGTTGCATATCTTGAGTGGCTTGCGCCATATTAGCCTGTTGCTGGTTTGTTAAGTTCTGAGATGCACGTTGCTGCAAAGCTTGTGCATTACTTTGAGCTAAAGGTAATGAACTTTGAATAATAGCATTAAACAAAGAATCTCGTCCGACTGAAGAAATAGATAAACCTCTTTCTGCCATTTGCTGATTCACTGCGGCAACTGCTGGTCTTGCCCAAGTGGGAGTTACTCCGCTGTCCATTCCTGCTAGTAAAGACTCCAACTGAACAGAGACTAAAGCTTCTGTGGGTAAAGCTGCGATAGCTGCCTGAACTTCCACAGGCTGGTTATCTATCTGAGCTTCTACAGCAGCGGGGTTTTCTACGATAGCTGCACTTATATCAGAAGGAAGGTCACTAATCTGTGCAACCATCGTCTGTGCGGCTGCTGTAGCGGCTGTTCCAGTGACTTGGCGCTGTTGTGCTGCTTCGTAACCTACCACTCCTATAATTTGAGCAGCAACCGCATCATCAGCAGCAGTCCCAGTGATAGCTGCTCTTTGTTTCTTTTCAGCATCGGGAGTAGCAGCTACTATTACTTCTTGGCCCGTAACTTTATCTATTTGTGACCTTGTGTCTTCAACAAAAACTACATCCTCAGCTTTTGCTGCTTTTTCTTGTTGAGCATCTCTTGTCGCTGCTTGAGTAGTTGTCAGCTGTGCGGTGGCGGCTTCTGCTTCTTTTGTTACCTCTTTCTGTGCCGCTTTTGTGGTGGCTAAATCTCCAGCTTGAGCAGCATCAAACTTTGAGGCAGCAAAGTCTTCTTGCTTTTGAGCATCTTTAGAAATAGCATCAGTTGTTTTAACGGTGTCTATTGTTATATCTTCTATACCCGCTGTGTCAGCTAAGCTTTCTCGGTCCTCTAGTTTCTGAATTTGGCTATCCGCTGTTACAGTGCCCTCTGAACTAGTTTTTTCAACATCAATATCGAAAGCTTCACGTAACTGAGTTACGTCCTCTTTGGAAGGCTCAGCACCTCGAATGTTAACCTGAGTTTGTTTTCCGTCAGGTCCAGTGACAGTCGTACTCTGACGTGGGGTACCTGTGATAGTTACTTCAGGTTCAACGTCACCACCACTCGGAAATCTTAATCGTTTTTTCGAAGCTCTACGTCTTGGCATTTTATAATATTCCTATGTTTATATATGATAAGTTAATATTGTAGTTATACAGGTCAACATTGAAACCACAATAAGCCAAGCTAGTTTTTCCCATCTTGCCGCATGGTTTTTTGTAGCACTCTTTAATTCTCGAAGTTCAACAATAGCCTCAGCCCATCTTATACCACACTCTTTTTCGTGTTTTGCAATTCTGTCGAGTGCCTCTAATGCCATTTCTTCTACTAGTTTATCGCGTGAAAATCTAGTGAGGTCGCTGGACGTTCCAATTGATTTAGACATTCTATTCCTGTTAAAAAGAATGTTCTCTTCTTCGTGCATTAAACCGTCTCATTGTCACTCAAATAAATATCGTTTGCACCACCTGCTGTTTTAGGAGGATTTGGATTTTCAACATCGTTAGCCCCTCCGCTAATTGAAGGTGCTGCCGAAAGATAAATAGATGTGTCAGCTACTCGAGATACTTCTGGTGAGTAAATATCATTTGCGCCACCTGAGACAACTGAAGTTGGTGCGTGTAGCCTGTCCATTGCTGCTGGCTGCATACCACTCTTAGGGTATGGAAACTTTTCTCCGTACATTTTAGGCATTTTAAACCTCCTGTTGTGTATTTTTATTTATAAAGTTAACTACTATCACCCACGATTACCAACTAAACTCTTCTACGCTTTTAAAGAAGTTCCCATACCTGTGCCTCAAGAACTTCTATTTTTGCAATTGCTTCCTGCAATGCGCCGGTAAGCAGCGGGACAAGTTTGCTTTGGTCGATACCTTGCGGACTAATTTCTCCATCTGGCATGAGCGCATCCTTCTCCCCGTGCACGGCCTGTTTAACGACCGGCGTTACCTCATGCGCCAAGAACCCATCTACCGGCTCATTTGTATCGTCGATAATCCAATTAAACTGCACCGGATTGAGAGCTTTTAACCGAGTTATTGCTCCCTCCATTTCCGTTACATTTTCTTTGAGTCGGTAGTCTGAGCTGGTGTTGTAAGCAGTGGCTGAGCTTCCAACAGTAATAGTTCCACAAGCCGTCGTCGTGGAGTGTAGAAAGTAAACAGCCACGCCGGTATCACCGTCAGTCTTAATCTCTAAGCCGTACTCTCCACCGCCATATCCGAGAAATATTGCGTTGGCCGAACCGGCAGTAAGCGAAGAGTTGCTGCTGCATTCTATTTCGTCAAAGAAGCCTTGACGCCAGCGACTCGCTGTTGCTCCAATATCGTAGGTACCATCTGCGGACGGAATTAAATGACTAGCAACATCTGCGGTTACTGTCACCGTGTCAGATGCGGCGTTACCAAGCGTAGTGTTACCGTTAAAGGTAGCCGCGCCATCTACATCTACCGCGCCACTAATATCTAATGTTGCGGCATCAAGTTCTCCAGAGATTGTTAAGTTTCTTACACCTGTGTAATCCTTATTAGAATCTAAGATAACTGCTTTAGAAGCTACTGCTGTTCCAACAGCCGTTGAACCAATATCTAAGGCGTTTAATTCTCCTACTACAGCGGTTATGCCGTCTAAGGCATTTAGTTCTGCTGCGGTGCTTGTAACATTCGTTCCGCCAATGTCTAGGGTAGTCATTGAGACTTCACCAGCAACTGTGGCTATTCCTGAAGCTACAGTGATTAAGTCTGTGTCGCCTGTGTGCCCAATAGTAGAGCCATTTATAATTACATTATCAACTGTTAAGGTTGTTAAAGTTCCAAGACTTGTGATACTAGACTGTGCAGCAGTGGTTACTGTGGCTGCTGTGCCACTAGCGTTTCCTGTTACGTTACCCGTTAAAGCGCCTACAAAAGCTGTAGAAGTAACTGATGTAGCACCAGTGACCACACCTGCATCTACACTAATCGTACCGTCTAATAGAATGGCAGAACCGGCAGCAGGTTCAATATTAATCGCTGCGCCAGAGTCTAAAGTTAATACTCCAGCAGAATCAATATCAACTGTACCGTCCGCAGTGATTTGAATATTAGCGGCTGCGGCAGCATCGTCAGTTGTGACAATACTAAGTGTCCCGTTAGTGCCAGCAGTAAATACTGCGGTGTCACTACTCGAACCCGTCATCGTAATAACTTTACCGTTTAGGTCAATATCATCTATAACAGCTTGGGTTATTGCACTGTTTGTTCCTAATGTTGCTCCATCGATAGAGCCACCATTAATATCAATCGTACTAAAAGTATCTATTGCACTTTCAAAATAAGTTTCAAAGTCAGTAAGCGCGACTTGTTTCATCGTTCCTGCATCATTTACTATAACCCTGTCCGCGTCCGCGAGAGTAGTGCCAGTGGCGCTTGTGTCGCCGTCTATGATATTGAGTTCTGCTGCGGTGCTTGTCACACCGTCAAGAATGTTTAGTTCCGCCCCTGTAGATGTTACTGCTGTGCTTCCTATTACTAAGCCGCTTGCGGGTACAACTACTCGCGCAGCTCCACCAAGAATTAAATCATCGGCTGATGTATCCCAAAGCATGTAAGCTGAAGCGGTATCACCAAAGAACTTAACGTCATATCCAGTGTCGTCTACACCTACCGTAACCGTTGCGTCAATTTGAACGGCTCCATCAATATCAACCGCGTCTAAATTAGTAGTACCATCAATGTCAGCGTTTCCGCTAATGTCCAGAGTAGCTGCATCCAACTCTCCAGAGATAGTAATGTTTGTTCCGCCCGTAATAGCACCATCCATCGCGACAGCACCATTAATATCTATTGTAGTTGCAGTTAATTCAATTTCAGTATCACTTACAAGGTCTAGTATACCATCGGCACTTTGATAAATATAAGTTCCAGAGTCACCAAACTGTAGCTGGTCCGTACTTGAAAGAAGTAATCCTGTATCTGCTACGTGAGTTAGTGAAACATCTTGGTCATCACCAAAATTTATAACTGCTCCATCGGCTAAGAATAAATCTGAGAACTCTAATGCGCTTGTTCCGAGTGCAGCGCCGTCAGAAGCATCAGGTACAAAAGCGGTTGTCGCGGTTATAGTAGTACCTTGAATAGTGCTAGAACCTGTTAAAGCTCCTGTAACTCCTAATGTACCAGCAACTGTAGCATTGACATCAACATCTAAAGTATCAATATGAGCTGTACCGTCGATAAATAAATCTTTAAATTCTAAAGAAGATGTTCCTAAATCTACATCGTTATCTGTAACTGGTGAAACAACGCCATCAGATATTCTAATTTGTTCTACTGCCGAACTTGAAACCTGTACAAAAACTCCCCAACGATTATTTGTACTATCCGCTACAATTTTATTTAAAAAATCTTGGTCGCCTATTGTATGAATATTACCGCCTTCAGCAGTAGTTCCGTCGTGACGGTGCCCCGTTGTGCTTGAAGAAGCATAAGCAAAAGCATTTAAGAGTTGATTATACTCATTATTAAATAACGCTGCGGTTATTGTATCTCCATCTGAAAACGAACTCTGTCTTGTGTAACTAGCCATTCAAATTATCTCCTATTCGTCGGGGTGTAGTCTATGTAAAGACCATTAATAGCATAGGGGGCCTTTACATCCTCTGTCCGTATTCTATAGCTAGATGTAAATCCACTTCCTTGTACCGCCTGTCTTACCATAGGGTCATTAGTTCCTCCGAAAGTCGATGTTCCAAAAGTGCCTTCTCCAAAAAGAGAGGGTAACGGAATAGCGCTAAGATTATAATCATCGGGTTGAGGACGTAATGTATCTTCATAGTCATATCTTACACGTAATGTAGGGGTACAATTTCCTTCAGGACTAATAGAAATTTTTACATAATTTATATTTTTTCGAGTTCCAAAGTCTCCAAAATCATAATTAGGTGTTACATATGTTGCTCTAATGTTTGCTGAAGAACCTGAATGATAAAAAGCATTTCCAGAATCATGTATATAAACATGGCCGTCACTATCACCGTGGTATACTTTTTCTACACCAGCATAGTTAAATCCCGACGTAACTGCTCTACATTGAATACCTTTTGTTTCTGACCACTCAAAACCGTTGCTTGTAAGCGAACCTATAATTCCTTTGGCTCCCGACGAGTCTTCTGTAATAGTTGTGTAAAAAATTCTATACTGTGATTTTTGTCGAAGAACTACACTATCAACTACATAAGTATTAATCTTTTTAGCTATATCATTTATTATGGGCTGAATTTGGCGGCTCACCGAACTAAGTTCTACGTCACCAATTCTTGATGTTCCTGCAATAGTCCGCACACCGTCTGAGCTTAAAAATACTAAGTCACCTCCAATTTCTTGAATGCTATGATTATCTAAACAACCTACATTCTTTGTTACCGGAGCTACAACAATTGTTGAACTATTATTTATATTTTGAAGTTTATATATACTGTTTTTACAAAAAATTACTAAGTCGCTTCGAAATGAACGAATGCCAATTACTTTGTCATCAAGTTTAATCGTACCTGAACCAGTGCTTGTAAAATCATCTATATCATCGGTTCCGCTATAATAAATTGTATTTGGATTAGTGTCGTCTCCTGCGACAACTAAATGCCTATCGTGAACAATACAAGTTGTGGGGTACACAGTGCCTGATACTGTAATTTCTTTTGCAAAATAAGTGCGGTTACTTAAAGCGCCTGAACCTGCCATTTTAAAATAAAAAGGTTTTGTAGCTGAAGACTCATCTGTAATCACAACTTCGCCGTAAGTAGAATCACCTTCATATTCTGTAAAATTACATTGCGCTTGATTTGTTCGCGCAAGTGAAGAACGTCCTGTAAAAGCAGTATAATCATCCCCACCTCCAGCTACCGAGGCTTTATTAATTTGAAGCCACGTTTCTCCGTCTAATGTAAAATAAATATTTGTTCCAGAGCAAGCAATAAGGCCGTCCGCATAAACAAAAAGACCAAGAATAGCATTTGTGCTATTTGGTTTTGTTGCGTCGTCACCACCAAAAGCTACAAAGCCGTTGATACGTCTATAGCCACCATCAGAGTCTACTTCAAAGTTTTCAAGAGTTGTAGCAACTCCGGGCTGTGCTAACATTTCAAACTGATTTAAATTAGTGTTTAAACCGCCCTTACACGATACACCATATGGTTGTGACTGTGCCATTATATAAACCTTATACGGTCATCTTTAAAATAATTAGGAGTTGGGTCTAGTAGGTGTAGCTTCATTGTTTTTAAACCACGCTTGTAGTCATCTAAAGAAAAAACAGCATTTTGTGCGTTGTCTTTAAATTGGTGCATGTAATACCTTGCTCTATTTATAAGCACAGGCACATACAAATCTGGAAAAACTATTTCATCTCCATACGCGGACAGTTCTGTAGGAAGATTAAAAGCATAAAACCAGATACGGTACACTTGGTCGGGAATAGGTGATAGTCCAAACTTTCGATTATCAGGACTTTTAATTACTCTTGAAGGTGTGCCACCGTTTGCTTGGTTTGCGTCATCTTTATTTTGCCCGAGTCTGTAGTAATCTTTCCATTCTTCTATACTTGTATATCGTAAATTACGAATAGTATAAGGCGCACTTTCGCCACTTACACCTACAGTTGTAAGCATAAAATTATCCCAATCTACGGAACCATAATCATCCTTTATACTACTTGCAGCCGCTTTTAATTCGTACCAACGAGTGTTCGCAACAGTTTCAATATAAGTATTACCATACATTGGGTCTGTCGCACCTGACTCGCCAACAGCTAAGAAGGGCCATTGAGGTTCCTCGGTTACTATATCAAGATAAGACCTATTTACAAGGTCTTTGGCGTGAGTCTGAATACCTTTAGAGTCAGCAAAATTAGCAGCAGTTAATTCTACTTCATTTAGCTCTCTTAAAAGTTCATTAGCCAGTTGAAGGTAAGTCGTAGCCATAGATTAATATCCTACTGTTTTCATCCGTTGCTCGTAATTATATTTAACTCCTTGCTTGTGCCCTGAGTTATCAAATTTATTTTCTAGTTCAAAAATACTCTGGTGGTCTTGTTGACCATCAGGTACTTTTTTTTCTTCGGGATACATCTCCATTTGGCTAAATGGCGGTAACATCTGCATCATTTTAGTTTCTCCTTTCCTATAGACTCTTTCTTAAAAATACGACTATAATTTTCATCGTATTTTGATTTATTAAAATTCTTTCGAAAGCGACTTTCTTTGCTAACTTTTGTACCAGTACTCATTACAAAAGGTTTTTCGTTACTTCCTAGTTGTGGCATTTTTAAAAATTCCTTAAAAGGCTTGGGGGACTCTTACGCGAAAACTTGTAGTGCAGCGTAAAAGACCCCCTTACCTAGTTACGGTTAGTCGATTCCGTAGAACGCTGACGCGAGGGCACCGGCCCGTAGGACTTTACCGCCATAGACGTGAAGACCACGTACAATGTCGCCAAAGCTATCAGGGTCACGAATAACTTCCGTGCTAGTGATAGTCTGAGCAGTAGCTGTCGAACTAATATGTCCAGCAATACACTTACCAGCCGCGTTAGAGGTAGAAGCGATATTGTTGGTTTTATACATATTAAATCCACGTAGCTTACCAGAGCTGACTAGACCATTACGAATCGAACCTTGCCCAGCATTATAATCTACTGACAGAAGTTTCGAAGAGCTTTGAACAAGCACCTCATAGAACTCTGGATTCGCTAGAAACCAGCGTCCTTCTTCCGGCACATTCTGCTCGTCGAGAAGACGGGCCATGTGAGAAAGAACGTCAATAGGGTCATGCTCAGAAGACCCAAAACCAATGTCCAAGTTACCAGTACCATCGAAGGTACCAGCAGCAAGGTCAGTTGCATTGTCCGAACCTAGAATATGGTTAGGACTCGACGCCGATACACCAGCAAACATCACAGCGATTACACCTTCATCGAAAGCGTCACGCAAAGCGTAAGCTGCCGCAGATGTTGCTGCGTCTCGCCAGTTTACATGCGACATATTTTTTTCGATATCGTCAACAATGAATTTAAAGGCGTTTGCTGTATCAACGACCAATGTAACTTCTTGGTCAGTTAGTTTAGTGGCGGTAACATCTGCACCACGCTCGTACTGATAAACAGTAATTTCCGGCTCTTTGATAATTCGTACACTGTCACCAAAGTTGCTAATTTCACCCGCATAGTCCGTATTCGTAATTGCTTCCGCTACAGAAGACTTACGAAAAAAGTTTAGAACCTGCTTAGAATAAACTTTAGGTAGAAAGAAAGAATTATTCTGACCACTTACAGAGTTACCAAAGTTGGCATTCGTATCTGTACTTGGTTCAAAAAACTGGTCTGATTGATTATAAGCCATATTGTTGACCTCCTAGATTGAGTATTATTGTACTACTCTGCCTTCAGCCAAAGCTTGTCGTATATCTTCTTCATACTTATCAAACTGGTCTAAAGACATTGCAGCGATTTCCCGTTCAGTCCAAATTTTAGGTTCCCTGGCGTCAATGGTTTTTGTTTTGGTTGAAACCATATCGGCTGCTGAACCTTGATTCTGTGCTCTGGACTGCGATTTAGTTTGAGTTTTTATCCCATTTTCTAATTTAAAAAGGTCAATGGCTTTTGAAGCAAGCTGAGAATTATCAGGATTGTTATAAATCCAAGCCTGAATCTGCTCTGGTTGTGTTTCCGCCCACTCATGAAAAAAATCAGAACCTCTAATCTCATCAAAATCTGGATGTTTAGCTATCAAGTCTGCTTCCGCTTCGCGACGAACAATGCGATGTTCACGTTCTTGAATAGCTTCCAACTGACCTTGAAGTTGATTTACTTGTTCTGCACTTTGTAAGTGTGCTACAGTTTCTACCGTATCGTACAAATCAGGGTAATCTTGTCTAAACTTTTCCAAATCCTTTTGAGTTTTGGGAGTTGTGTAAGTAGGTGTTGTTTGTGCCAACAACTGCTGTTCACGTTGTTTAAACTCATTTACCTTGTTATCGTAGTGCTGCTTCAAATCATCATATCTTTTTTTATAATTAGTACGTTTCTTAGGAGCCGCAGTTCTTTCTTCTTCAGGGGCCTCGTCATCTTCGGGGGTAGCCTGTTGCTGTGGTCTTTCAAAAAACATCTGGTCCGCAGTATCCACACGAGGGCCATCCGGCTTATGCCAAGACTTATTCATGTTATACGGATTTGGTGTTTTCTCCTCTACTTGGTTTATTTCACTCATAATATATCTCCTACGGGGCTTGTACTCTGCAAGGTAGCCATACTCATTTTTTCTATTGGCCTAAGAAAAATTTATGGGGCTTGGCTTGTCAAGGTAGCCGTAAATTAAAATTATCTAAGACTTGGAGTTTTGTTAGCTTTCAGACTCATTAACTTTCGTATTTCGTCGTCAGTGCTATCTGAACTCTCCAATCCTAGCTCCTCTTCGTTATCTGTAATACTACCTCCAAGATAACGCTTTTTTCTCATCACACCACCGTCATAGGCGCGTTCAGCATCATCCATCATAATTTGTAGATTATCTGCGCCTAATTCTTCAGTAGCTTTTTCAGTCATCACAAACTCTCCGTCCGATAAACGTGCGGGTATTGAGTCTGATATACCAGTGCCGGGGCCTTCAACTTCTCCTTCCCCGGAAAACTCAGCAGCCGTTCCTACTACTTTGTCAAAAATGTCGCTAAGCTTTTGGTCGTTTTCTAACGTTTGCATTAAATATTCTCGTTCCTCTAATGCCAAGGCTTCTGTTAGAATAAAAACTATGTGGTCGTCTTCCATTTCTTCGTCGGGCTTCTGTGCGGCTTCTATTTCCTCTAGAGTCGCATTTGGGTAAGTATCCTCTAGTTCTTCCATTGGAAGCTCTTCCTGTGTGTCTTCCATTTCTAAAGGAAGTTCCATGTTCTCCATATCATCCAGTTCTTCCGCTCTTTCAGCACGTTCCACAGGAACCATGATAGAACCACCTTCATAACGATAATTACGCTTTGATTTTTTGGTTGTATCTTTCTTTTTACGCATACCTGACTCCTTGTCGAATTGTTAGGTGTTCTTCATCTTTTGATTCAAGTGCTGCTTTCACGTTATCCTTCAACTGCTCTAGGCGTTCCAGAGAATTCATTCTCCCCTGACTGCGGTACAACTCCAGTTCCGATGTTGCCCCCACCAGTACCCGTAGCTCCAAGTTCTGTTGGTCCTTCAGGTGCTGCTTCAGGGCCTCCCATGCCTCCAAGTTGTTGATTAGGGGCAGAAGCTTTTTCGCCTGTGATTTTTCCATTTTGCATTCCTATAATTTGAGCCATAATCGCCGCTTCTTCAGGGTCATTTAGCAGTTCATCAGGGTCTAAGTCTAGGCTGTAAGCTAACTCAGAAATTAATTTGTTCATCTTCACAAAAGGTGCAACCGCAGGGTTCTGAACTGTCTGAAGAAACATCGTCAAACGTTGTGACCTTACTTCTTTTTGCATCAAACTATTGGTACCCGTTGCTTTAATTTCAAGGTCGCCTGTAACTCCTAGAACTTTTTCGAGAAACTGCATATTCCATTGAAAGTAAGATTCTCCTAAAGGCTTTAAAAGAAAATCGTCAAGATTTTTAATTACTGTTTTAATGTTCAACGAAGCCGCGCCGAGGAGCATTGACATACCCGATGCTGTTCTTGTCATACTTTGAACACCTGTCTGACCATGTGAGTAACTAGGAATTCCTGTTTGTTCGTCTGCAAGCTGTCGAAACTTGTCAAACATCATCATGTTTTCTGTAGAGGTATTCGGAAACTTTAAACCGTTAATCGCTGTTCCAGGTACACCTGCTTGTCTTTTAAAGACTTTACCGGGGTAAATCTCCATACTTTGACCGCCTACAAGGGCTGTTTCATCTACGTCAAACACTAATGAACCAGAAAGAGCTAGATTGTCAATAGCCATTCGAGCGTGTCCATTCATTATTTGCTGCGAGTCATCCATGTTTTCCGCGACACCAATTCCAAAAAAGCTGTATGGATTTCTTTCATATGGAAAGGATTGATAAGGAACTCGGAAAGGAGTAAAAGGATTAACGACAGAACGCAAAAGTTGTCCATTACAAAGCCAAGCATTTATTTGTACCTCGTCTAAGTCATCTACATCTTCGGAAAGGTCCATTCCTACTTCACGAGCGTATTCTGCGTCCATAACTCCCCAATACTCAAGAACTTCAAACTGTCCCGAAGTATGCTCAGCCGAAACAGAATCATCTCTAAGCGCATGTTCGTAATCCTGCTCTACGTAATTTGGTCCCATTTTAAGACATTCTCGAATAGCATCTCGATTAAAGTAGGGCATCTTTCCAAGACTTCGAAGTTGTGTACGATTAAACTTGTGTCGATGAAAAATAAACTCTGCTTCATTCATACTTGTAGCATTAGGGTCTGGAAAAAAATCCCAGATAGAAACAAACTCAATACGAGGAACTCTTACATCAACAGGTTTGAAGACTCTTTCGCCGTCTTCACTTTCTTCCCACCTATTTAGCGTTTTATTAAAGTTAAAGGGGCCTTTTATAATTCCTGTACCAAAAAGTGAACATTCAAAAAGAGCTGAACGTAACTCTGACGAGCCATTGGACTCTTCAATTTGGTCGTGTATAAGCTTTTCCATTCTTCTTGCCGCTGCTTGTGCAGGGTGTACTTCTAATGCTTCTGGTAAAGGACTCAGACCTTCTTCCATATTTAATTCTTGTGTAGGTTGGACTACTTCAAATTTACCTGAGCCGTAAGTTGCTCCAGCTTTTAATACTCGGTCATCCCCTTCGTAACCTACATCAAAAGGATTTTCAGTTTCCTCAGTCTCCTCAGTTTCTTCTGGAGTTTTAGGCAGTGAGGTTTCCAGAGAAGGATTAAAGTTGGCGTGTTCTTCAATCCCCTCTGGTACCCTCGTTTCTGATACACCTATAGGAAATTTGTTTCCACCAAATATAACATCTACTAGCTGACCAAAAGCTGCTAAGACTTTTGTTTTTGTAACTTTCACAAATACTCTTGATTTTTCAGATTCTCGAAAACGTACTTGCTTACCGTAAAGTCCACGGTAGTTGTGATAAGCCGTTAACCACCGTCCTTCATCTTGGTCTCTTGAAGACCTTGCCGACGTAAAGCGGTCAAGAAGCAGAGCAACTAAGTTATTACGAAGACTTTCGTCTAGCGTTAATTCTATACCGTGCTCGTTCTCTACATCCGAAAAATAAATTTCGTTAGAGGTTAAAGAATTTTCTTCGTTTTCAGCCATATATTAAAATCTCTTTTATTTCTTTCCGTGAAGAAAGAAAACTGACATCAGAAGCAAAATGATAAGAACCCACTGAATTATATCGCTCATATGTTGTTAATCCGGTAACACACCAAGATGCAAGAACTCAACTAAGTAAGTTACTGTGGTTGCACCCGTCGCTAGGTCATTAGCTAAAGGTTTCAGACGGGCATATAGAGTTCGAGCAGCCGCTGAGTACAACGTCGAAGCAATTACAATCGCTTCCGAAGTCGCTGGTCCACCTACAACACCTGCCGTTACCCCCGTACCTACAAAGGCATTAGCAGCATGACCGTGAGAGTTCTGAATAATGTACAAAGGTGCATTAGCCGTCCAAGTTACTGCTGCGCCTCCATCATCTAGAATAGCCTTTTCGTCGATTACCTGACCACCACCTGCTGCTGTGCCTAAATCAAAATCTACGTCATCACCACTAGCACCCGCAGTAACAATATTACCCGCCGGAATAGCAATCAGATTACGAATAATCGTATCCGCTGGCTGCGTCAACGAAACATCGTATGTTGCATCTGCGGTAACTGCAATGGTTCCCGTTGTTGCAGAAGTCCATGAGGTACAGATGTGGTCAGCTAGTTCTTGGACATCTACTGCCCGCGCCGAGTTTCGGCCTGTGTTTCTAATATCAAAAACTGGATTCGCCATTTTTATATCTCCTATTTAGTATCCGAATGTAGTGTCAGAAGGCGTATAAGCCTGTTGTAAGTGTAAATGTCTAAGTTGGTTATAAGGGTCATTCATACGCGGTCTTGACATTATTAAGTAGCGTAATGCATCGTAAGCGTGGTCAGGCGCGTGAGTATCGACATCTTCAGGATTACTCTTATCCAGAGGAATGCCTTGGAGTTCGCGTATCAGATTAGGGCAAACATTAAATATTTGTAATCGTGGCCTTCCGCTTTGCTGTACTCGAAGATATTCATGGATTTGAATTTTTCCTTGGATACGATTTTTATCTGCTCTACGAAGCTTATGACCTGCACGTTGTAGGGTTTCACCTACGGTTGGCCCCGTAGTGCCAGTTCTCGCCCAAGCCGAAGTATCCAGTACGCCTTGAACACTGTAAGGGTCTCGTACTTCCATGCGAGTTATAACACTCGCTAAGTCAACACCCGTTAAGTTCTTTTGATACAACTCTCTATAAATAATTAAAGTACCATCGGTAGGGTCAACAGCACCCCAAATACAAGCACTTTCAGAAGCATACCCATAATCAATTCCTTTTAATCGTTCCCATCCTAGTGGAATATCAAAAGGAGTTATGATGTGAACATTTGAATCAAATTCTGTAAATGCTGCACCTTCTGTAATATCCCAGTTACCTTCTAAGAGCTGTCTACGTTGTACTTCTGGTAAAGCCTGTAACATTTTTTCATATCTTCCATCGTAAGAAAGATACGGGTTATCCTCAAGTCTTGCAGGAATAAATTTTCTTGAGAGTCCATCTACGCCTTCAAAAGGTTCGTTTGGAATCATAGGTGTCACATATCGTTTTTTAACCCAATGTGCACCAATTCCTCCTGGGTTTGCTGTACAACGAAGATAGGGTTTTATCTCCGAATCTGTTGTACGCAATCGTGACGCTAAGTAGTTCCAAGAAAACTCTGTTGGAAGATGAGTAATTTCATCAAAGCCTATCCACGAGTAAGCTTGACCTTGATAACGATAAACATCAGCATCTCGCTCTAGAAAGCCGAACTCCACTTTCGCACCACTCGGAAAGTTCCAAAGCTTTTCTACCTCTCGAAACTTACAGCCGGGAAAAGCTTGTGGATAAAGTTCTCTTGATTTATCTATAAGCTCTCTTAGTTCTGGCATCGAGCGTCTGAGTATTAAAGCTCTGTGAGCTGCACGATGTGCGTATCTCAAAGGGTCTACGAGCATGGCATAGGACTTACCACCACCTGCTGCTCCACCATACAGAACGTCTATTTCTGGAGCCGCTAAAAAATCTGTTTGAGGACCATCGTTAGGTCGAAAGACTACATCTGCCTGTGCAATTTCTCTTTGTACATTTAAAGAAGCTGCTTTTAGTGACTCTCCCGTAACAATCTTTCCTGTCTTAACTGTCTTGTTATCTAACTTATTTAAAAGTTCTTTCGAGTTGCTGAGAGCTTTTCGTTGTCTTTTGAGTCTCGCTTCAACCGCATTCACTCTTTTTTGTTTACTACGCACAGCTCGCGTGGCTTCCATTCTACTTTTTGTTCGAGCTTGGTAAGCGTAGCCTCTACCTTTTGAGCCTTTCTCTCTTCCTGCTTTTTTTCGAGGAGTTCCGTCTTTCTTTAGAACAAAGCTTCCGCAGTCATTCGTAAGATACCTACTTGGATTAATCTCCCAGTCGGGGCTAAGTGTCAGTGAATCGCTCTCTGATGACATTCTTGAGTCCCTGATGGCTTATGTAACGCCCTGTTTTATGGGCAACCCAGGTAGCACCGTCACGTAAAGAAATAGAACCGTCATTTACTAAATCCTTTATTTTATCGAGTGCTTCCAGTTCGTTTGGGACTTCTTTCAAATAGCCATCAGAAGTTGCTGAATAACCAAATGGAAGTGGTCCTTTCTTACGCCTCAATGATTATCTCCTCTTTTGCAGGTAGTATAAAAACTCCACCTGTCACTTCGTGCTTTACATCCAAAGTATCTTTCTTACCTAACCCTATACGGTCTAAAATTGTCTGTGCAGCCTGTATTCGCATACTTGCTTGAGGAATAGGCTCATCAGATTCCATTACACTTACGAGCTTTTGAGCGGCTTTCGGAGCTGACTGGGCCAGAATGGTCGCAGCAAGTTCTATGATTTCATTTTTTAGTGATTTTACTACGTACCAGTGCGTTGTGTACCCAGCAAGCTCCGCAGCCTTTTTAGAATCACCTCCCGTTTCAAGTAAATGTTCAAGAAAGTTTTCTTGTTTAGTTGTTAATTGTTTATCAGTTTTCAATACTTTACCTTTTGTTTAATATGTTTTTAGGTTGAGTCTTCATTGTGTGTACAGTATAGGGTCGCATATGAGGTTTGTCAAGTAGTTTTTTAAAAAAAACTTGACAACTACTCAAATGAACCCTATAATAGCTATTGCGGCCTCCTCCGTTAACTACCTAAAGTAGCCTTCAAAGACCCGCCCAAACCCGCTCTAAATTCAACTTAAGTTCTTTGTCGTTTCACTAACGTTACCAGTAAGCGTAGAGGACTGAGTAAGCCTCTTGAGGAGTACACTATGGAAAAGGGAATTGATATATCAGAAACAGGTAAAGTCAATCTAGATATGAAGACGTTAGTTGGAATTGTTATCATGATAATGACTATCGCAACTGTTTACTTTTCACTTCAGGGCAAAATAGCACAACTTGAATTAGACGTGGTGCGAATGCAAGACTCAAGTGGAATGAACACAGAGTTCAGAATCAAGTGGCCGAGAGGTGAGCTTGGAGCGTTACCAGATGATGCTGTACAAGATATCAACATAGAATATATTAAAGAAGAAATAAAAGATTTAGAAGAGAAATTTGAAGAATTAGAAAAAGAGATGGAGGACCACGATAGAGCATCAAGTCATTAACACCTACTTGACATTTAGAAATTCTGCAAAATGTCTGAGTATTAGTATATATAGGGGGGAGGGGGGGTGGTCTCCTGCCCCGCGTAGCACAACGACTCCCAGATGTCAAGAACTTTCTCATTCTCGTAGGGGAACCTCTTATATTTCAACAGCTTACGAACTAATTGTAGACTCTTCAGAGTCTGTCTAGAATCCGGAGCTTCAATGACTACTCTATATATATAGAGACTCGACAATTTGACGCTAATTATAGTGCTAATGAGTGCTAGTAGGTACTCATCAGTACTCGTTAACCTCTTGAAATTAAACAGGAAAAAATAAATGTTGCACTGCTTGTTTACTTATGGTTAACTTTGCTTGCTGGATTTGCCAGCGACGACCGGGAGTATGGGAGAATGAAACAGGTTACCTACGACACTTGCTACAATATGTTTAAAAATTTTGAGTTTCAAACCGGAAGATGGTATGGGCCTACGGGACAATTGATAAAGGTGGCTTATAGTATATATAGTGATAATCAAGCACTGTTCGACCATACGTTGTTCGTAGATGTCTACTTCTATGATTCCACACGAGGGCTGTCCGGCGGATTTTATTTTACCCGAGACTATGAAATTGGACAAAATGGTATCAAAAAAGAATTAATGAAGCGTTATGATTCTCAATCGTACAGTGATTTCGATTGGAAAGCGTACCAAGTGTTAAGCGACTTTTTCGAGTGGTATTAATTTTAGCCTAAAGCATCCTAGTATTTTAGGATGCTTTGAGGTGAAATTAGTCACCATAATCAACTACTTAGGATTAGAAAAATGAACAATGTAAACTTTGATTTTAGTTCGATATCTGCGACTAAGGCGGCTACGTTTAATCAAATTAAATTTCGTGCCGGAAACATAGGTGTCGCGTTACTTTTCAGCGATTTAGGTCTCAAAAATGTAGGGCTGAAATCCACCAACTATAGGTTGTTTAAACAAATGGGAAAATCCATCGAAACCGCCACAATGGACAAGCCACTCACGCACGGTGACATCCAAGAAATGGGAACAAATCCGGCTAAATTTTCGGATATTTTTCGCGAAGCTTTCAAACATTTGCTGCTGAAATCGGATGAATTAGTTAAACTCCTACAGCAAGACAAAGTATCAGAAGCTAAAATTAAAAAGGTAATTTTAAAGTTCAACAAATTGAAGGGTTTAACCGACGAAAAATCGAAGAAGTCTACGACAATTCAAACTCGAAAAATCACCAAAAAAGAACCGGTTAAAATCTCAACTAAACCCACGAAATCTAATAATAGTGAATCGAAACCATTAACAGCAGCACAGATTCAACGTCAAATTGACAAGCTATTTCTGGCACTTGAACAACTTGATTAATCCCTAACCATCAGTAGTATTTTGAAGGGCGCGAGAGCGCCCTTTTTTATTGCCTATTCGAAAGTATCGACGTTCTAAGCTGTCCGCCCTATCTAACCTATGGGTAGGCATAGGGTAACCTCATAAAATCGCTCACAAACGATTCTCGTGCGTCTGCTAGCTGCTCTTGGCTGCTCTTGGCTGCTCTTGGCTGCTCTTGGCTGCTCTTGGCTGCTCTTGGCTGCTCTTGGCTGCTCTTGGCTGCTCTTGGCTGCTCTTGG